TTTTCTTCCATAGCATCTCCTTAACCACGTTGCGGAACATTAGCAGTCCGTGTTGCAGCCTGTAGTTCACGACCCACAATGTCTGCAAACAATTTAGATAGTTGTTGATCACGCGCCAACTCAGCCTCAAGTGCGCGGGCTTCATATTGATCTGCAATGTTTGCAAGACGCAATGCTTCAGTGAAACTCTCACGACGTGCCAGGCTTTGCGCACGTTGACGTTGACCAGCCTGGACACCAGCAGCAGCGCTACCAGTACCGATATTTCGAGCGCTCAATCCCTGGCGGGCACGGGCAAGTTCATTCTCAAGTTCTTGAGATTGCTGCGGGGTCAAACCCGCACCAGTCGCACGACCCATTGCTTCAGTTTGTGCAGCACGGAATGGCTGCGCACGGGAGCGTGCCTCATCTGCCATTTGGCGATATTGACGGTTAGCACGGGACGCAATTAAACCTTGAGCAAGCACTGATCCTGCACCAGCGCCAAGACGTGTAAGGTTTGGATATTTGTCCAAAGTACTGCGAATGTCACGCAAACGACGCTCTGCACTTTGAGCAAAGTTTTCATCAACAGGAGGCGCCTCACGGGTGCTTACTGGAAACTCCTGGCTTGCCATTTGATCGGCAACAGCCATTTCCTGAATAGAGTCGGGAGGCAAGTAACTTCTTTCGTTAGGCATGTATTCGCTTTGCAAACCACGATTTTGAATAATGTTGACATTAGGCTCATCAATGTTTGCGCCAAGGTCCTCAATGTTTGGTTGAGACTCGGCACTAACAGGAGGATTATTTTTGTAGTAGTCTTCAAAAAAAGCATCTAAATCATCTTGAAACTCAGGCAAACCGGTCATTGGGTTAATGCTTCCACGACCGCCCATTTGCTTGAGCATCACTGCTTCTTCAGGAGTAATGTGCGCCAGGACCTTATCTTTGCCACGACCCATTTTACGGATCATTTCAGCAAGTTCCTGGACGGTGTTCATGCCACCGCCGGTCATCATTTCTAAAGTCTTCATAGTCCTAGCGCCTTTCTCAGTCTTAATGAACGCACGTTCCATACGTCTTGCTGTACGTTCGGATCACCACCGAATGTTGGGTCTTTATCTCCCACAATTGCTGCCGCACCCTGACCCACCTGGCGGCTGCTAAGTGACTTACGAACGTCAGGGCGTTTTTGCGCACCAGCCATTTCAATGTCAACAGTAGCAGGGAAGTTAGCATCACCACCACCAACTTCAGTTTCACCTTCAATTTGAGTTTCTTCAAGGTAATCCTCACCAAAACTCTCACGAATCAGATCAAGAATTTCCTCATCGGTAAACAACTCGTCAATGTCAATTGGCGGAGTGGTAATTGGACGACGACCATCCGGACGTCTTCCGTCAGGTCTAACTGTTTCAGTGCGCGGAGCAGTTTCTCTATCAGGTCTTGTAGATGGAGCAGTCTCAATTGCACCTTCTTCTTGTGGTCTAGTAGTAGGAGCAGTCTCCGTTCCGGGACGAGTAGATGGAGTGACAGTAGGGGATGGCTCAACCACAGGCTCTTCGCCAGGTCTTTGATCAGGACGAGTCCCAGGACGAGTACTTGGAGTAGTTCCAGGACGAGGCTGCGGACGTGTACCAGGACTTACGTCAATATCAATCTGCGGAGCGCGGCTAGGCGGAGCAACTTCAATCTCAGGGAATGGAGTAAATTCCGGAGCGCGAGGCACAGTAATCTCAGGCTCACCAGCAGGAGGCAGCGTGCCTGGCTCAAACTCAGGTTCAAAAGAAGGCTCAGTAAGCGGGAATTGTGGAGTCGCAAGACGAGCAATTTCACTATCAATTCTGCTTATTTCACGATCAACGTTATAGCCAGCACGATCCAAGTTTTGCAACTCTTGGCGTTGTGCAGTCAAGTCAGCCTGGCGTGCAGTGTTTTCAAGGCGAGTAATTTGCTGCGTATTTGTCTTAGGCAACTGTTTTTGAATGTCAGCAGCATAACGACTTAAACGTGCAGTCTCAGCAGCCGACTGATCGGGCGGAGTAGCAGGCTCAACAATAGTATCGCCAGTCAAAGAAACACTTACCGTAACGCCAGCAGCAGCCAGCAAGCGCTGGACGTATGGGTTTGTAACCATAACTTGCGCCATGCGTGGATCGTTTGCAGCAAAGCGTGCAATTTTTGTAACTACGCCAGGAGCAGATTGCAACGCAACACGGGCAGCAGCACTAGCCACTGGCAGTGCAACAGCAGGCAATGCAGCAGTTTGAATGGCATTTTCTTGAGCAGCAATGTCGAATTCATCGCGTGCAATGGCTTCAGCCAAAGCATCAATTTGCTGATCAACGCTTAATGGCACGTTACCGTTGGCAATTTGCGCCAACTGCACTTGCTCTTGGAATGCTGGATTGTTGTCTAGTTCAGCAGCAATAATCTCTTGGGCTTTTTGGGTTTCAGTGGCTTGCGGAGAGGAAGCAAAAGCATCCCGCAGCATGTTGCCAATCTCACGGTTTGCAACGCCGGACACAACGTTTTGCAACTCACCCTCAAGGTCTCCACCAACAACACCACGCGCAACGCCGGAACCTACGTCAGCAGCAATTTGTGAGAAACGGTTAACAGAAGCGTCTTGAGAGATTAACGCCTGGTTTTGCTCAGAAAATGGAGTAGTGCCATATTCGGCAGAAGCGGCTAATTCACGACCTAGTGAAGCACCAGCACCACCAGCGGCACCTAATAGTGCGGCTTTACCAATATCACCACCAGCAATTGCAGCACCGGCTGCGGAGCCAGCAGCGGAACCGGCGGCGCTTGCTAACGTATTTTGCAAGGAAGAGCCAGCGGTTGATCCCGCTACTGCGCCGCCCACCCTGCCAGCCACTTGTGGAGCAATGTAAGCGCCAAGCGCAGCCTTACCAATGTCCTCAATGTCACCACCTTGAGAAGCAGAGATAAGACCAGCCGTAACAGGTTGAACAAGTACTGCCGGAACGCCAATAGCAGGTAATATCTGCGGCGCTACTACAGCAATAATTAGAATCTCAGGATTTTCAGCAATGGCTTTGGCAGTGTTTTCAACGACTTCAACAACAGCCTCTACTGCATCACCGACAGCCTCAACAACGTCTTCAACGACATTGGCAACTGCTTTTACGACAGCACTCATCTTTTATGCCTCCCGCCTTGGTCCACACTGGACAGTTACATAAAAGCCCCCATCGTCCGTTTTTTGTACCTGATAACCCATGTTAGGGTTAGGCGGGTTTTGTGAAATGTAACGGAAAACACTTAAAACTGTAGGATCAGAAAACTCGGTAGCCATTGTATCGAAACCCATTTTGTAGCAGGCTTTGATAAATTCGTTACCGTTTTGCAAGAAATTGTTTGCTGTATCAGCATTCAATGCGCGAAAAAAGCCCACACGGGGCTTTGCTTTGTGAATGATGAAGAGCGTGTTTCCTTGTCTTAAAAAAAGAGTATCAGGCATATTTAATTCAGCATTGATCATTTCAATCAATCGACCGACCTGAACCCCGGCGTCCGTGTTCATACCGGCTATGCCGATAATGTCTTCGACGCTTAACTCCTTCTCTCGGCTGTCAACCATTTTTGCCATGTCACTACCTCACAGGTTCAAAGATCGCAGCCGAATACACATTGCCCATACCAGCCGCAACACTTAGTATTAGTCCATCAGGCGCCTCACAATCCTGAGACAAAAACACATGATCAGTTTCAGTTCTGTTCGCTATACCTGGTACAACACCACATGCTACATTGTCAAGCAAAAGTAGTGTTTCTAGCAACCCCGAAGCACCCATTGTGTGACCTATTTTTTGTTTGTACGAAGTGGCAACAAAGTTGTTGAGTGTCCTAAATAGGGCAGCCCTTTCAGACGCGTTATTTGACGCGGTTCCAGTACCATGAGACTTAACAATTGAAACGTCTTTGCGGTTAATCTGCCCATGCGCTAACGCACCCTCAATGGCATTGACGTAGCCTTCACCGTCATCCCGCTGCCCAATGGCGTTCCCAGTGATTTCGGCAGCATGGTATGCTGATAACAGTCTAGCCTTCGGGGTAAGCCCGTAATGCAGGACTTCCTTTTCGTTTTGAAGTACAGCAAACACCGCGCCCTGCCCAACATAGAATCCACCGTTTTTCTGATCAAAAGCGCTAGGCAAGATACCTTCTTCTTCCCGCTTCATAGTCAATGAGGCGCCAGCATCCCCAAAGAATTCCAGGACAGAGTTGCTTACTGCGTCCTCGACTCCAAGGATAATGAACCTGGTAAACCCGTAAGCCTCAAGCATTTGGCAGTCCATCAAGACTTTTAGACTAGAAACGCAGGCAGTGGCGTCAGTAGTTATGTAATCAGGCTGGCAGATTTGCTGCGCCATTCGCCCGGCGTAAACCTGGGTCAACGTAAACGGTAGGAATTTGTAGGTGTAGTGAAGCCTGGTATGCTCTTGCCCGGTCCTGGGACTGATTCCGGCAAAGTGTTGATTGCCGCCAGCCAAGATAAAGGCTGTCTTTCCAATACTAGGGTTTTCCCGTAGCCATGAAATTTTTTCTGCGGGGAGGACCATATCCGCAAGTAAATGCGGCACATAGACGAACCCAGTTTTGGTTTTTGAGTAGGTTTCAGGCAGCCAATGGACCCTTTGTGGGTACCTTATTTCGTCTAAAACGGTGGTTTTTTTGCTGCAAACCGTGTTTCCGAAGGTCAAAAACAGGCTCATTTTAGGCTCTTTATGGCTTCATCTACGTCAATATCGACTTTCTGCGCGTGTTCAATCAACATTGCCATGAATTCGCCTACCGTTTGAGGCTGGAAGTTTTTTCCTACTTCTTCAGGAACCTCAAATATCTCGCACAGGTACATGCCCATAATCAGCCCGTCTAGGCTGTCAATGTTCAGTTCTTGGAAGTTTTGATCCAGGCTTTCTGCCGGGACAGGCGGGTTTGCTGGCGTCTTAGCGACTTTGGCGACTGCGTTGAATAATCTTAGAAACTCTGAGTCATCTATCATGTTACCCCCAACGCTCTTGCTATCTGTTCATGTATTAACAAGTGACTATTTACCCAATCGTAAAAGTCATCTTCCTGGTTGAAGTCCAAGTCTAGCAGATTAAATGGATCATTCAAGTTAAGAATTGTAGCAAAGCGTTGGTGTTCGAGTTGGTGTATTTGTAACCAATCGTCTAGGTCTTGCGGATCGGCGTCAATGATCGGATAGCGCGGTACAAAGAATCCCTGGTCGATTAGACGCTCGGAAAAGACTTGGTGTTGTATGCCGTTTTCAAAAAGAAAGTCGCGCAGGCTGTCCGGCTCCCCAAAAATGGGGGTAGCCAGGGCATCCATGTTGAGGCTCATTTATCGACCTTGGAATCCAGTTTGTCAAAAATCTTGCCAAGCATGCTTTTGATCTCGTTTATGTCTGATCGGTAGTCATCCTTGGAAACGTACATGATTGGTATTTCAGATAATTTGTCCTCAATACGCACAATTTGCCTGGTCAGGCTATTAAGAATCCAACCAAAGGCTGCGCCAGCAACGGCAAAAAGGATATTGATTAAAAACTGCGGTTCCACTTTTCCCCTCCACGTTAGACAACTTCAGCAGTTACCCACCAGTTCGATCCGTCAGACTGGACAGTAGCGCTATTGTATTGGTTAGGCAGCGGATAAGTCAGAGAACCATCAATTTGTTGCGATGATGTTGTAGTAATTGTTGCTGCATTTCCGCTGCTATCAATCTTTTTAATCTTAAATTGTTGACCGCTTACGCTTGCAGCAGAAGGCAATTGCGCAAACAAAGTTTCTGCGGAGCAATTAACAAGGACTGTTGCATTGTTTGCTGTCAATAGATAGATATTGTTTGTCCAGCCAATTGTGACCAAACTATTGTTTTCCCATGTAATCGTTGCAGGAGCATTGTTTTGCCAACTAATTAACGTTCCGGCACTTACGGTAGAAACGTTTGTAACAACAATAGACGATCCGCCAATGACAACGTTAGATGCGCTAGTGATGCGCCCCTGGGCGTCAATAGTAATTTGAGGTATTTGCCCTGATCCTCCGTATGTAGCAGGAGTAACGGCAGTATTTGCCAACGAGATAGTGCCATTGCTTGTGATTGGTCCACCGGTCAAACCAGTACCGGTAGCCACGTTTGTGACAGTGCCTTGAGGAATCGCCACGTTAGCAGCAGCAGTCAAGCGACCCTGGGCGTCAACCGTAATTTGTACTGCGTTTGCTGAGTCACCATAGACACCAGCAGTAACAGTAGTGTTGGCAAGAGATATGGTTCCGTTGCTAGTAATCGGACCGCCAGTAAGACCGGTTCCAGTCGCAACATTGGTTACTGTGCCCTGGGGGATGGCTACGTTGGCAGCCGCAGTAATTCTGCCTTGAGCATCGACTGTAATCTCAGCCGCGTTTGATCCACCACCGTAAGTAGCAGCAACAACGTTTGTGTTGCTCATGCTAATAGTTACGTTGGCTGCCAGGTTTCCGCCGCCAGTCAAACCAGTGCCAGCAATAATTTCACGGCTATCCGGTACAGCATTAGCAACGTTGGCTACAGAAATAGCAATCGGCACGTCAACCGCATTTGTGATCTGTCCCTGGGCGTTAATGACTACCTGAGGTACAGCATTTGCAGTTCCGTAAGTCGCAGCAGTAACAGTGGTGTTTGCTATCGAAATCGTGCCAGTAGTCGTAATAGGACCACCAGTTAAGCCAGTTCCAGTGGCTACGTTACTAACGTAAACGACTTCAGAGTTATCGACTTTTTGCCATACAGTGCCATTAAAAATAGCCCAGTCACCAGGCTGCCAGTCTGTAATGCCATCAAGATTCGTATTGCCTGCTACGGAGACAACATAGTAGTTACCCTTGGTACCAATGCCTGAAGTCAGCGTAGGCGTGTTTGTGCTGGCATTCCAAGTGCCCGAATAGACTACACCACCTGATATACCACCGCCACCCGCTACCTTTAGCATGATCTACTCCTTAGAGTCCGTCACCTGGCGTTATGTACAGGTCAGCAATGCTGGCTGAAGTGATCGCCGTAAAATATCCATTGGGCACAAACGAAAGAATCTCGTCAGTGTTCGGAAGAATTGGAATACAATTTTTTGCATTAGAGCCATCACCGGTCGGAATAACACAATTTGCCGTAGCAGCAGCAGAGGTCTGAGCAAAAGCAAGAAACGCTGTAACAGTACTGGACAAGTTAATGATCCGGTACTGGTTTCCACCAAGAGTGGCGCTAGTTACTTGAATTGGAGTTGGCGCAGTCGTTGCAGCGGTTAACTTGCAAGTATTACCAAGTACGGTAAAAGCGTTAATTCCCATTTGGCACCTCTACCCAAGAAAGAGTAGCCTCATCCCAATAGTATTCTTTTCCGTCATTTGGATAAGGCACTGGAGCCTCCCACTGCGCAGTGTTTGTATTTAGCAGCCATGACGGATAAGGTTTTGGAGGAACAAAAGCATCAATTGCTGCATCGTAGGTATAACCTATGCCAGCATAGTTTTTACGAATGTTTCCGTTGTAACTGGTTTGCAACCAATTGCCACCAAACAAATGTTCGCAAAATGCAATTCCAATAGATTCTTTTTCAACGCCATTAGCATCAGAAGTGTCTGAATTTGACACAACAATAACTTCAGTAACTACATTGTTTTCATCAAGTTTTGCAAAATGTGCCATGTTTATCCTCCGATTGCTTCTGCAATTTGTTGTTGCTGACCAGTAATCTCAGCGATCTGTTCAGGCAACCACACAGTGTTAATTGAATCCTCAAAAGCCTTAATCTTTTCCATTGTTGCTTCTACTTCTTCAACTGTTGGCTTTGAACGTGGGTCCTCCCAACGAGTAAAACCTACGCCACCAGTCCACTCCCACTTTGCACCAGGTCTTAGTAGGTGCATTGCAGTATCTATTCCATACAAACGATAAATTCTAGTTTCCATATTAGCCCCTTATGCCCATTTCAAAATAACAATACCGGAACCACCTGCGGAACCATTTGAAGCATTGCCTCCAGCGCCACCACCACCACCAGTGTTGGCTGTTCCCGCCACAGATGCTCCACCGCCCGCGCCACCTGCACCACCTCCGCCAGTTCCTCCGGTGCCACTTGGGCTAGTATCGCCGCCACCGCCACCTCCTCCTGCGTAGGTTACTGAAGAACCACTAATAGAAGATGCAGTTCCATTACCACCATTGCCGTTTGTAGAGCCACCAGCGCCAGCGCCTCCACCTCCGCCACCGTTATATGGAGGACTTCCTATATTTCCTGCACCATTGTTACCTTGGCTTGGAGAGGTATTAGGAGTGTTACCAGTACCACCGGTTCCTGATGGTGAATATCCACCTCCAGCAGCACCTCCACCCGACCCACCATTTGCTCCATTTTGGAAACCAACTGAGTCAGACCCGCCACCTCCGCCGCCGGTTGAAGTTATTGATGAAAAAATAGAATCAGAGCCATTTGAACCTTTTACTGAAAGAGAGGAAGAACCACCGCCACCAGCACCTACAGTAATTGTGTAAGTAGTTCCGGAAGTTATAGACAATCCAGTGCCAGTCCTAAATCCTCCAGCGCCACCACCACCGCCCTTTTTTCCGCCTCCACCGCCACCAGCAACTACCAAGTATTCAACCTGTGATACGCCAGTAGGTGCAGTCCATGATCCTGAGCCAGTAAATACTGCTGTGCTTGCACCGCCAGCAGGTACGGTGTATTTAAGGATGACTATGCCGGAACCTCCGCTACCACCAAAAAAATCGTAATAACCAGAGCCACCAGCACCACCACCTGTGTTAGCAGTTCCGCTTTGAGCATTGTCGTTTGGATAATTTCCACCATTCCCACCACCGCCGGTTCCACCAGTACCAGCAGTTCCTCCGGTATAAGCACCACCACCACCACCACCCGCATAAGGCACAGAAGAACCACTAATGCTTGATGCGGTTCCAGCCCCACCATTTCCAGCAATGGTTGTACTAGCATTAGCGCCAGTGCCAGTTGCACCTCCGCCACCACCCCCTGTGTAATTAGGATTAACCGAAACCCCTGTTCCGCCATTATTTCCTTGAGAAGGAGAAACGACTGGGGTGTTTCCAGTTCCGCCTGAACTGGCTGGATTGTTTGCCCCACCGCCTCCACCGGAACCGCCATTGCCACCATTTTGACCTTCAATTCCACCCCTTCCGCCTCCCGCTGAAGTTATGCTGCTGAACACTGAATTTGATCCAGCAGTTGCATCAACGTTAGGATTTGGGTTGCCAATGTATCCTTTTCCACCTGGTCCGCCACCACCAACAGTAATTGTGTATGTGGTTCCTGCGGTAACACTTAATCCAGTTCCAGTTCTATAACCTCCGGCTCCACCAGCGCCATAAGAACCACCACCACCACCTCCGGCAACAACAAGGTACTCAACCTCAGTTACACCAGTTGGGCATGTCCAAGAACTAGATGAAGTAAACGATTGAATGACTGTATATGGACCAATACCACCTAGCGTAAATCCATACGCTTTCGCAGTGGCTATGGCTAAAGTGGATAGGACTGGCATAGTGACCCCTTATGCAAACTTGGTTTGTGCAGCAAGTACAGTAAATGCAGCATTACCAGTTTTAATAACCGTGTAAGTGTAAAAATCAGTCGAGTTTGCGTTACCGGCTGAAGGCGTAGTGCCACCTTGCCACTTAGGTGTAACGTTTGATCCGTCAATCTGACTTAGGCTGACGTATTTTGCGGTTGCGTTATTGGTCATACCAAAGGCAATAGTTACTACCTCGCCAGTAGCCATGACGTTATTTAAGGACGCACTAGAGTTGCCACGAATGTTGAGCGTTACGTTCGCGCTGGCATTGCCTGTATAAAGCAATACTTGCTGAGTGTTAACGTCATAATTGATCGTATTTGCAGCGCCGTTGGCGTCAATTGTCACCTTTTCCATGTTGGCGTTAGCCAGCAAGGTATTGGACAAAGTAACATTTGCTGCTGCGCCGCCAGTAATGTTGACGTTAGAAAGCGCTTCCGCGCCGTTTCCAATGCCATTGACTGCAACGACTACAGTGCTAAAGTTATTGTCCAGTTGCGATAAAGGAATCGCAGCATTCGCGTTAGCAAATGTATTGGGTATAGTGATAGGTAGTGCCATTTAGAACCTCGCTCTAAGTTCATGTTCAAATTGGAATCCATTTATTGTAAATGGGGTGGATGTGCTTTGAATAGTCATACCAAGGTACTTTCCGTACATTTTGGCGTCTGACTTATATAGGTAGTATCCTGCACCAGCACTTTGCGGACCTAGCCAACTAATAATCGTTGAAGAATTGTTAATCCAGTCAATGACTTGTGAAGAATTGTTTAGCCATAAAACCGAGTTGGCAAACGTAATGACTGGGGACTGGTCCGATTCAGAATCAACGTAATCATCCAAAATTACGGGCGTTGTGCCAAGGGTAGCCTCAATGCCTATTTTTAGTGCCTGTTTATCCCGAATTGGATCGCCCATTGGCAAAAGCGCCGTTTCAATATCAACGACTACTGGATTCGTGTTGTCCTCGTAAAACTGGTAAAGATTGGTACCGGTCGATCCATAAAGGTTCAAAAATCCATCCTTTACGCTAGTTACAACGTAATAAGCGTCAGTAAGTTGGTTTGTCAAAAACCATTTACGCTCAAAAAACGCAGCCTGAATCCACCGGTCAGTGCCATTATCGTTGTATTTGAAGTTAAAAACGGCACAAAGAATGTTATTGATCAAGCACTGTCCGCCCGACACCTCTTCAGCAAAGTAAATAAATGGAAAAATCCCGTCTAATGGATCACTAATTTTGGTCGTTGTGGCGCCTACCAAAGCGTACACACCGTACTCATTCATAAAAAGAACGGACCGGAAGTACGGGAAAATAGCGTGTTTTAACGCCGATCCCACCGAAGCCGACACGTTGGTATTGGTAAATAGCGTGGTTCCCGTATTAGCATCAACCCTAACATCAGAAAACACGTTAATAGAATCCTCACCAAAAACATACAAGAAGTTATTGGCTGAAAGAATCCTTGTTATGTTGGTCCGCAGCGTAGAGTCTGTAATGGTCAAAAATCCAGCCGAAACGCTGTAAAAATCGTTAAAAGTGTCCGCAGCCGTATAGAAAACGGTACGGTCACTAGCGATCCACGTTCGTCCTGAAAAGGTCGCAATGTCAGTTCCGGACTGATTTAGGATCGTGCATGTAACGTTGGCGTTACTGCCACCACCACTAATAGTTACGCTTGGCGCACTGGTGTATCCAGTGCCGCATTCGGTCATCACAATCTCAGAAACGGCACCTGAAACCACAATGACAGTGCCGGTAGCCTGAATTCCGTTAGCCTGGTTAGGTGCGCCAAAGGTTACAGTTGTATTAGCGCTGCCATAACCAGTACCGGCATTGTTAATCGTGATGGAATTGACACTACCTACGTTATGCAAGTTTGTGCCATCCCAGGTTTTATAACCATTAGCAGGATCAATAATCAATGCACGCTCATTTTTCCACTGCGTAATCATTACGTTTGAGTTGGAAAATGTGCCAGCAGCGGCAATGTTGCCGATTGTGCCATTGGTCAAATTGACATATTGCGCCGACCCGTCATCCTGGAATCCAAGGACATACTCGTTATTGTTGATATTAACTGAGCCAAGAAAAGTAACGTCTTGAGACCAGGTAACGTTAACCTGCTCATTACCTTCAATAATCCGCAAGTTACCAAAACCAATAGGCATGGCGTTTTCAAGCCAGCCAAATTCACCGTCATCAATTACGGTACGGTTGTTTTTGGTATTGATACCCTTGAAGTCTTTGACTACAGCGTATTTTTTTTGTTGCTCGACCGCAGCCATATCAGTACCCCGCTACATAAGGAGTCGGAAGTCTGCGGGTAAATGTCGTATTAAGCGCTTCCAAGACGTGCTTGGTGTACTCTGCTTTGAATATCTCAGCCTCGCCATAAGACTGTTCCTGGTACTTGGCAATGTAGGCTGCGTAGAAAGGCACTGCTTCCGTAAACGGAGTAGGCAAGGTTTCCACGTCTGCCAGGCTAACCAAAGGCAGCGGCAAGACCACCGTATCAAGTTCCATCACATAGGCTTGATCAGGTTTCGGACCAATAAATACTTTTTTGGGTCCGTACATTGAGTACCCAATCGGGCGCCCAGTGTAGTTCTGCCAGTAACGCAACTGAGCGTTAAAGTCAGTCCAAGGCAGGTAGTACAGGGGAACGCGAGAGTTACCCCAGTACAGATTGATATTCAAAACATCAATCGTATTGACACCCTCCGGAAGTGCAGAGAAGTCAATGGTTTCAACGTTGTAAGGCGCAGTGTAGGATTGGAGGACGCGGTTGCACCCGGTGTCCCTCACCATCGTACTGCGTCCGTCGTTTATGTAATCAGTTAACTCCGCATTAGTCCAAAAGTTAGCGTTAACGTCATGCAATAAACGTCGGGTTTCTGTGATATACCCCGATAACGTCGTTGCCATAGTTACTCATTTTCTGTCACTGCAACTTTCGCCGCACCCCGTGCTTTAGGCAAGGGGGCGGCTACTCGTTCCACCACCGGGGCTGACAAGTGGACGGTCTTGGAAGGCTCTCGACTGAACGAAAACTTCCCAAGTTTTTCCATAGCCAGCGGAAAATCCGTGTTCATTTTCATCCACCCAAGTCTTACCAAGTATGGTTCTTTGTCGTCGTCGCCATAACCAAAAATATGTTTTGCAGCAACTTCAGAAATTTCAACTTCAACGCCAGGAGCGAAGTCAAACACCACTCCATTATGAGCGTCGGAAAAGGTCTGATCTCCGTTGTTGCGGACAAAAACATTACTGGTCATAGCGAGACAATATCTCCGTAAAGGGCTACGTCGCAGGTTGCTGCGGCATTAGCCGACACGTTAACGTAAAGCACACGGGCAGTTTGCACGTCTGTATTTGCTGCCGAAGCAAGAGTCAGATCAACAAACTTAGTAGCGCCGGAAGCGCCACTAATGGTTGCGTCTGCGGCAATGGTCGTGCCGGAAGCGTTTGCGCCGGTGAAAACACCGACGTTTGCACTAGCGGCACTTGCACTGAAGTTCGACAGCACTATACGACGCACAATGTACTTGGTCGCAGCCTGGGCGACAAGTGTGGTTGCATCGCCAGTAGCATTCAGGCTTACGCCGGTTTGCTCTGCAAGGCGATAGTTACCAAACGAGTCAGGATAGGAACGACCAACGGCATTTGCGTCCATAGTGCCTCCTTACGCGTAAGTAGAGTTAGCCGCTTCGCCGCCATTGATCGTTACATAAGTAACGGTCTTGGCATTGTTAGCGTCACCATTGGACAAGCGAACGTTAGTACCGTCAGAGATCACAACGCCACCGGTATTGGCTGCCAAGAAAGTCGTAAAGGCATTACCGTTAGAGTTAGTGTTCACCTGGACAGCGACGTTTGCAGTGGGCGTAACGATATAAGTACCGGCGCTTACAACTGTGGTGCTGTTGGCAGCCACGCTGAAAGTACCAGTCTGAAAGTACGCACCGTCCGTATTCGCGTTTGCATCAGCGAGGATGATTTTGTTAATTGCTAGGGACATGATTCCTCCTTACAGGCTAAGTGAGTTATAGCCGGTAATCTTCGTCATGGACTTAGGCTTGGTGTTGACCAATTCAGCGATCATCAACACGGCACCAACATATCCAATTTGGAAGTTCGGCAAAGTGGACTCAAAGCCTGTGAACGCAAACGATGCCTGCTCATGGATATAGAGCGAGAGATAGTTCGAGTTCAGCAAGTACAGAGTACCTTCAGGGCAATATGGGTCCGGATAAATAGGCACGCCAGCAACCATCAGGGCGCGGAACGCAGCCTGAGGACCGTTAGCATCACCATCAAAGCCGGAACCAGGAGTAATCATGTACTGCTCTTGACCAACGTAGTCTTGAGCAAGCAATGTCCAGGTACCAAAGCCGCAAACGCCAAAAGTAGGCACTTCAGCACCGTTTTTGACGGTACCGGAAATGTACTGAAGAACGTTTTGACGGGTTGGGTTAACCGATCCAGCAGCGTACTGCTTGGCTTTCCACCAGGTGTTTGTATTACGGTCGATATTGCCGTATGTGGCAGTACCAGTACCGTCATCCACCGCAGCAGGCAAGCCAGTGAACTGTTGCTGATTCGTGGTGTTGGTATAAAGCGACGTTGCCATTGCATCCATCATCACGTTAGTCGCGTCGTTCATACGCGCTTCGATCAGCGGGATGATTGCATAGTCTTGCTGCACTGCGCCTTCCATGCCGAGGAACGGTACGGGAGAAACAAGCAACTTGAGGTTGAATTCAGCCTGGTAAGCACCTTGCTGAACGGAAGGCTGCGCGAACGAACCGCTATAGTCCGACCACTGAGCATTCACGAATTGAGAACCTTGTACGGGAACTGACACAGAGGACACACCGCCTGAAGCAGTTTGACTGTTTGCGATCAGCGCCGCCATTAAGGGCGTTGAGTTATAGATTTGCACGACCAACTTCGGGATAAACGCCCTGCGAGTAACATAAGTCAACTCGTTGTACTGATTAGTACCCGAAGCCGGAAGAATGCCGCCACCAATAGGCATAATTTACCTCCGAAGTTTCAAAAAAAGCCCCTAAAACCTATTACAGTCCGATTGGTTTCGGATTCTTGCGCAACTCTGCAAGAGCCGAAGCAGCAGTTTCACGCGCTGCACCAACTGGATTTTTCATAAAACCGCTAACGTCAAGGCGAGACATGACAGGCTGCGGATACCCAGGAGTGGGCACAGCGGCTTGTTTCATGTGACGCCAATAGTCGGCAGCAGTCTCATGGTTTGCAATACCTTTTTCAGTCATCAACTTCTCAATCTCAAGAATTTCGTCATCGGATTGAACGTAGCCTTTGTCTTTCAAAGCACTGCGACGTTTGTTGAGTTCTTCACGCACGTCACGCTGGCGCAGTTTTTGCTCCATATCAGCGACCTTTTGCTCGGCTGCGGCGGCACGACGATTTACTTGTTCTTCAATTTCAATTTCCGGAACAGGCAGATCAGGGTGTACCTTCTTGGTCAGACGCAAGAATTCCTTGCGGGTAGAAGGGTCCTCAGACAAACGCTTAGAGAGCGCTGCCAATTCCTCAATTGCTTCAGGAGAATAGTTTTCAAGACTCATGGTTTAGCCCCTTTCGTCAATCAATATACTTTTTTGGTGTCGCCTGGCTTGCTCATAGTCATGCCATTGCGCTTACCAGTCTTGGACGCGTTATCAAGACCACCCATTTGTGAAAAACGAGGGGTATTGACCACTTGACCATTATTCTGCGAATTGTCGGTAGGACGACGAGGTTGCAGCGCACCTTTCGGTTTGAACAGTTCCATTTATATCTCCTTACATGGGTAATGGGGGTGCGGACGATCCCGCGACAGGTGCCATCATCGCTGACCTTTGACCGGGCGTGGCACCACCCGCTTGCGGCAAAGTTTGAATCATCTGAAGAATCTCGGCGGGAATGAGTTGGCGAGTCTCGGACTCACGCTCACCAAAGCGGCGAGTGATTTCGGCAACGACCTTTTCAATAGTCTTGCCTTCAGGTGTGGTGGGATCGAATGCGCCCATTGACTGCTGAAGCATGTCAAGCGCCATCATAATGTTGAGTCTTGCCTTTTCCTGCTCACCCTTCTTCTCTTCGGGCGTTGACATAGGCGAAGCCATAGGTGCTGTGTTTTCAGCCTGGTCAAACGCAGGGGGCATGGGTGCATCAGCGGCAGGCGTTGCGCCTTGTCCCTGTTTAA